CGTGAAACCATGTTAACTCCGAAAGTATCTGGGGCCCCGAAGTGGTAGTGAAGACTCAGGGATTTAAGTGTTTCGCTTAACGGACGGCCACGGTGGCAGGCGTTCAGTGTGGGACTGAATGATATCGTTTGACGTAGTCAGTTGGGTATATCTTACACTAGGTACGTACTTGTCAGAATCGCTAGGACCGTACAATGGACGCGCGGATAGCATAACCAGAACAATGGTTGATGGCTGCTGATGTGGAGTTACGATTTGTATAGACTGATGAAATCCACAAGGTCAATTTTCCGCTAGTAGTGTATCTTTTTGATACATAATGTATAATGGTAGAAAGGCGATCTGATGGGCTCTAGCAAGAACTTTCCTTTGTAGGAAGGAAATCAGCTTACTCCTGAAACCGATGGAGGGATTCCCATTTAAAATAAAGTAACAACCAATATCTAGAATCACATGAAGAAAACGTATGTAACAGAATCACGAACGGGCAAGTATAAGAGATGGTTTACTTCAACTGTCTTGGAAGGAGGAAAGATCGTGGAAGGACGTGAATATCGAGACCTGTTCTTTGCGACTCGTGAAATGTGGCAGATGTGTGAATTCAGATTCAAAAATTCTTCGTGTGGAGGCATATCGGGGAAGGATTTTGGTAATGCATTTCGTAAACTTGTCAGTTTTGTGCATTCGCGATCTGGTGACTTTGGAAAGTTTGCCTTTGCTAAGGTTATTTTTGAACCCTTTTTAAAGGTTAGATTATCAGCCGTGACTACACCAGCTGTTGAGCATGAAATGATTGACCTTGTTGAAAAAAGAGATCCTTCACTTTCTGGTAAAATGAAAAGAGAGTTGTCTGTTACTAGGGATGATGTATTACTTGAAGATTACAATACTCTTAAAGATCATTGTTTTGTAAAGGATACATTACTCTATTGGCAGGAGATTAATTTCAACCTTTATCTGGAGGCTGTAAACTATGTGGTTAAGAATTTCAAGTTTCATCTTCTTCCTCAGAATTATAGATTTCATTCTATGAGTGTTGCCAGAAGTGATTTACCCATTGATACATCCAGTGGTTATCCACTTTTCAAGCATAAGGGAGAAGTTGAAGCAATTGAAGATGCTGAGTCTTTTGTGGAGAAAGTTCTATCTGCAGAAACCTTAGATCAGAAGTTGTCATTGATATTGATTAATCCTGTAGTCGTTTTTCACAGATTTACCACAAAGTTAACTGATATGACTTCACAATGTTGGAACACAGTAACGAAAATAAGACAAATCTTTGGTGTACCTTTTAGGGTTATGCTTCTCGAAACTATGATATTTGGAAGTGTGCTTAAGACTTTCAATTCTGTTAGGGACGGTTGGCATAGTGTTGGAAGGAGGAGAACTGAAATATCACATCAAGTGTCGGCGGTTCGTTATGAGGCAGAGAAGACAAGGCGAATTGTCTTTTGTGGCGATATCAAAGGTATTGATAAAAATCTATGCGCTTTGCTTGTTCTAACATTCTTTAGTGTAATGATGTGTGTTATTCCTATAGTTGAACTTAATCCAATTATTTTCATACTAGCTTTTTATCACGTCTTGACACCCGTATTAACAATTTCAGGGTTGCATATCACTTCTGGTGGTAATGTTACGGGGTCTAAAATTACACTATTGATGAATACATTCTGCTTGAGTTTAGTAGTAGTTTACTTTTATCTTAGAACATATGGTAGACCACCAACTTCTCAGGAATTTTGTGTTCAAGGAGACGATTTTATTTTGGTAATAGAAGAGAGTGATATTCCAAAGTTGCACTATTCTTTTCGTATCTTTTACCTGTTTATTCACCCAGTCAAAAGTAAAGTTGTTAAGAATCTAAACAGTGATACTATTGAATATTTGGGTTTTAATTGGGGATTGGATGCGGCTCCGGATAATCCCGATAAATGGTGGATTGCTAGAACATGTTACCCCGAAAGGTATGTGCTTGATAGGCATGGTTTCATGGGAAGGACGTTCATTCGTTTCTGCTCTATCATCTTCCAGATTAAGAGGGGGGTTGATGTATATGATTCAATTATGTATCATAAACCCGATGTAGAGGAGAAGATAAGATCTAGGAGCCTGGATCCTATGATTGAATTTATCGATAAGAAAGGAAGGACGCAGTTTAGTTCAGTACCACTTTCAATGTTAACAAAGTTGAATTGGAGAGCTTACTAGAGCCCGAGAAGCTAACGCTGAAGGATAGATTCTTAAAATATCTAATTTACTATAATTAAATATCAGAACTAGTAATGAATCAGATCCTCTCAACTGTCTATAGACGCATTCCGAACTTGCCTTCGTTAATATTAAAAAATACGAACCGAAAAGTAAATATGATTTACAATGTAAGATTTGATGGAAGATTTTTGAAAGAGTTATTAAGAGAAAGACTATTAATAAATTCAGTGTCATGGGATTTTAAAAAGTGTAGAGAGTTATCGACTTTGTTAGGTCAAAGGTTTTTAAATAAACAGGCTATTTGCAAGCAACTTAGTTCAGCTTTGATTAATAATTTCAGAAATGTTTACTCATTTATGTTAAATAACACGGACGATTTTCTCAATTACACAAAATTTGGTTTAAAAACTATATGGATCCCAAAAATGTTATTGAGAATATTAAAGCTAACTTTAACTGTGAAATTACGTCCATTTAGAATTGAAAATGAAATTGTATCGTTTAACTTCAAGCAGGGTAAGGTTGTGTTTCCGAAAGTTCAATACGAATTGAATAATATTATAGGAGATACATCTACAATACCTGAAGTGAAAGAGTTTTATGATCCAGTTACAGAACCAGTTTTTATAGAATCTTTAGTATCATTGAATGAAATATCATATATAGCTTTTAGAAGTTCATCTGTCGATGTTGGTAATTACGAACAATTAACAGAAATTAACGAAGAAGATTGGTTTTCAGTTTTAATGTTAAGTACAATGAAATTAAATTCTGATGATGTTGTGGTTTATGGAAACGAAAAATTAACTAGAGAACAGTTATTTATAAATATTCTTAGTGGTTTATATTTCGAAGGGGTTGAGTTTTCAGATGATGTTTTTCTGGTTAATGAAATATCAATGGAGAAGGATTTGGTCGTTGAAGAATTACGCTTATTTATTGAGTCCCAATTCGCAGAGAGAAGTATTTCTAAACGTCCAAAACCATCTAAAGTTGATAAATCAGTGCCAGAGCCTGTTAAGGTAGAAACATCTGAAAGCTCGACTTAATGTTGAGAAGCTATAGCTCCAACAATCCTAGGACTCAGGGGGAAAATAAAGCAGC